CAAACAGCTGAAATATTTTTTTTTTTTTTTTTTATGGCTTTAGTTTTTTACGGCATGCCTATACTTTGTGAAAATAATAAACCTAGATTATTATACTATTTAAAACGTAGAGGTTACAGAGGATACTCTATGAATAGACCTGATAAAATTTGGAATAAATTATCAGTTACAGAAAAAGAAATAGGTGGCATACCTAATTCTAGCGAAGATATTAAGCAAGCACACGCTGCTGCTATAGAAAGTTATATTGAAAATTATGTAGGACAGCTAGATAATAGCTATGGAGATATGTTTTTTAATAGAACTTTAGAAGACTGGGCTAAATTTGATATAAATAATAGAACTAAGTTTGATGCATCAATAAGCTCAGGTTTAGCACTTATGGCCTGTAATAAAAACCTTTATAAACCAGTTCAAGAACGAAAAATAAAATCAATTAACCTTGGTATTAAAAAATATAATAACGAGGGTGTTAGATCACAAATAATATAAACATGATTAAAAAGGGTATTAAAGCTTCTTTTCCTAGCCAAGCTGTTAGCGACGAAGAAAAAATGAGTGCTGAGTACGGTGCCAGAGTTGGTGCTGCTATTGAGCATGAGTGGTTTAGCAATAATCAAAACTACAACAGATACACTACTTTTAGAGAGTCTTTTCACTCATTAAGATTATATGCTAGAGGTGAGCAGTCTATTAAAAAATATAAAGATGAATTATCTATTAACGGTGATTTATCATATTTAAATTTAGACTGGAAGCCAGTACCTATTATACCTAAGTTTGTTGATATAGTTGTAAACGGTATGGCTGATAGATCATATGACATAAAAGCATACTCACAAGATCCAGCATCTATAAAAGAAAGAACTGATTATGTAGAAGCTATTGTATCTGATATGCGATCAAAAGCTTTTAACGATCAAATAGCTAGTCAGTTTGGTATTGATATTTATAAAACAAATAAAGAAGAACTACCGCAAACAGACGAAGAGCTGCAGCTGCACATGCAGTTAGACTATAAGCAAAGTATTGAAATAGCTGAAGAAGAAGCTATTAATAGTATATTTGATAAAAACAGATATGAGTATTTATCAAAAAGATTTAATCATGATTTAGTTACTATAGGTATTGGTGCTGTAAAAAATTCATTTAATAAATCAGAAGGTATTAAAATAGAATATGTAGATCCAGCTGATTTAGTTTACTCGCATACAGACTCACCTTATTTTGAAGATATATATTATGTTGGTGAAGTAAAAGAAATATATGTTAATGAACTTAAAAAAGAGTTTCCTAATTTACCTGACGAAGAAATAGAAAGGTATAAAACTTATTCTAATAGTTATACAAGAAGTAATATAGCTAATAGAAAAAGTGATGACAATAACTCTGTAAGTGTATTATACTTTGAATATAAAACTTATATGAGTGAAGTTTATAAAGTTAAAAACACAGCTACAGGTGGTAAAAGAGCTATTAGAAAAGATAGTAGTTTTAATCCACCGCAAAATGAAGAGTTTGAAAAAGTTGAAAGAGTTCTTGAAGTAGTATACGAAGGCGTTAAAATATTAGGTAGTGGCACTGATAGAATATTAAAGTGGCAGTTAAAGAAAAATATGTTAAGGCCAAAAGCAGATACTACTAAAGCTATAATGAGTTACAGTATATGCGCGCCTAGATTATATGAAGGACGTATTGAAAGTTTAGTTAGCCGTATTACAGGTTTTGCTGATATGATACAACTAACACATTTAAAGCTGCAACAAGTAATGTCTAAAATGGTTCCAGATGGTGTTTATTTAGATGCAGACTCTTTAGCTGAAATAGATTTAGGTAACGGTACAAACTATAATCCACAAGAAGCGCTTAATATGTATTTCCAAACAGGTTCTGTTATTGGTAGATCAATGACGCAAGATGGTGATTTAAATAGAAACCCAAGGCCTGTTACTGAAATAAACTCTAGCGGTAAAAACGGTAAAATAGCTTCATTAATAAACACATACAATTATTATTTACAAATGATACGTGATGTGACCGGATTAAATGAAGCTAGAGATGGTAGTATGCCTGATAAAGATGCTTTAGTTGGTATACAAAAAATAGCAGCAGCTAATAGTAATACTGCTACTAGACATATATTACAAAGTAGTTTATATTTAACATTATCAACTGCAGAGTGTATATCTATGCGAGTATCAGATGTTATTGAATATTCACCTACTAGAGATTCATTTATAAAATCATTAGGTAAGTTTAATGTAGCCACGTTAGCTGAAATGTCAAGTTTGCATTTACACGACTTTGGTATATTTTTAGAACTAGCACCTGATGAAGAAGAAAAACAAAGGCTTGAAAATAATATACAAATGGCATTGCAGCAAAATAGTATAAACTTAGAAGATGCTATTGATATTAGAGAAGTTAGAAATATTAAATTAGCTAATCAGCTTTTAAAAATTAGAAGAAAAGCTAAACAACTGCAAGATCAACAAATAGCACAGCAAAATATACAAGCGCAAGCACAGGCTAATGCTGCTGCGGCTGAAAGAGCTTCTGCTGCTGAAATGCAAAAACAACAAGCGTTAAATGAAAGTAAAGCACAAATAGAGCAAGTTAAAGCTGGTCTTGAAATGCAAAAACTAGAAAGAGAAGCTCAGCTTAAAAAAGAATTAATGCAAATAGAGTTTGAAATGAATATGCAGTTAAGGCAAGCTGAAGCAAATGTATTAAAAAACAGAGAAAAAGTAAAAGAAGATCGTAAAGACGAAAGAACTAAAATACAAGCAACTCAACAAAGCGAGTTGATTGATCAAAGAAAAAAAGACACAGGGCCTAAAAGTTTTGAATCAGCAGGATTTGATAACTTAGACGGTTTTGGCCTAGAACAATTTGAACCTAGGTAATTTACTAATTATATAATATTATATCATGGAAAACACTGAAAAACAAGAAGATGTTATTCAAGAAGTAGAAACACAAGAGCAGCCTGTTGAGCAACAAGCTGAAGCTACTAAAGAAGAAATATCTTATAAAGAAGTTTCAAAAGACGGTAACGTAAAGTTAGATTTAGGAAAATTAAAACAATTTCAAGAACAAAATGAGTCCACTCAAGAGCAAAGCGCAGATGAGATACCTGTTCGCGACGAATCCAACGCTAGCGAAGAAGTTTCTGAAGAAAACAAAGAAGAGCAAGTTGAAGAGTCTACCGAACAAAGTCAAGCGCAAGAAGAAGAGGTAGTTTTACAAGAAGTTACTGAAGAAGAAACAAAACAACAAGAAGAAGTTGTAGAAGAAAAGATTGAAGAACCTGTAGTAGAAAAACAACCTGAGCCGCAGCAGGTAGTTCCAGAAAATTTACAAGATTTAGTAAAGTTTATGGAAGATACAGGTGGTAGTTTAGAAGATTATGCTAGACTAAATGCGGATTATTCTAATATTGATGACAATGCGTTATTATTAGAATATTATAAAACGACAAAACCTCATTTAAATATGGAAGAAATTAACTTCTTAATTGAAGATAATTTTACATATGATGAGGAAATTGAAGAGCCAAGAGATATTAAAAAGAAAAAGTTGGCCTTCAAAGAAGAAATTGTAAAGGCTCGAAAGTATCTTACTGGTTTAAAGGATCAGTACTACAAAGAAGTCAAGTTGGGTTCTAAGTTGACCAGCGAACAGAAAGAGGCAGTAGAGTTTTACAATAAATACAAGCAAGAACAAGCCACTAATAGTGAGATCCAAAAAAAACAGATAGAACGTTTTGAAAAATCTACTGACTCTGTATTCAATAATAATTTCAAAGGTTTTGACTTTAACGTTGGAGAAAAAACTTATAGATACAATATTAAAGACGTTCAAAATGTTAAAGAGTATCAAAGTGACATATCTAACTTTGTAAGAGAGTTTCTTGACAAAGATAATATGATGAAAGATGCAAAAGGATATCACAAAGCTTTATATGCTGGTAAAAACATAGATAAAATTGTTAAACATTTTTATGAACAAGGTAAAGCAGACGCTATAAAAGAGACTAGTATGAGTGCTAAAAACATTGATATGTCTCCAAGAGCAGCTGCAGCACCTGTTGTTGATGCCGGTGGTATGAAGTTTAAAGTATTAAGTGGTGATAGTAGTTCTGGTTTGAAATTTAAAATTAGAAATAAATAACAACTTAAAATAAATAAAAATGGGATTTAATACGTCTTTAGGGTTACAGGGATCATTCTCTTTAACTCCAAGCCCAAGACCAGTTGTTAGTAATCAAAACTATATTGATTTTACTAGCTCTGATACTGCAGGTTGGGCACAGCAATATTTACCAGAGTTGTACGAGCAAGAAGTTGAAAGATACGGAAATCGTACTATTGGTGGATTTTTACAGATGGTTGGCGCTGAGATGCCAATGAGTTCTGATCAAGTAATTTGGTCTGAGCAAAATAGATTACATATTGCATATAAGCACTCTAGTGCTACTGGTTTCCACGTAAGAATTGGCGATGCTGATGGTGGTGGATCAAACGGTGGTAGTATTGAGATCGGACAAGCACTTAACCAATCAATTAGAGTTGGTTCTACAATTATTGTTACTGATAATGCTACTGGTCTTAAAACACTAAAATGCCTTGTAAGAGCAGTTAGTAATAACAATAATGGTGTTGCAGCAGCTGGTTCTGGTAGCCACACTGTTAGCGTTGAGCCTTATACACAAGCTGATTTAGATGCTGCTTCTTCTTCTGAAGTTGATTTTGCTGATAGTGAAGCTGTAAACATTTTCGTATACGGTTCTGAATTTGCTAAAGGTTCTGCTTCTATGGCAGGTGAACTTAAGCCTGAGTTCCAGCAGTATAACAACAGACCAATGATTATTAAAGATCACTTTAAAATTGATGGTTCTGATACAGCACAAATCGGTTGGGTTGAAACTACTGATGAAGCTGGTCAGGTTGGATACTCTTGGTACATGAAAGCTGCTAGCGAAACTAGACTAAGATTTGAAGATTACTTAGAAACTGCAATGATTGAAGCTGAATTAGCTGCTTCTGGTTCTGGTGCTGCCGGTGAAACTGGTATCAACGGTTCTGAAGGAGTATTTGCTGCTGTACAGTCAAGAGGTAATGTATTTGAAGATTTAGCTTCACTTGCAGACTTCGACGCTATACTTAAAAACCTTGACAAGCAAGGTGCTATTGAAGAAAACATGTTATTTGTTAACAGATCTTTAGCACTTCAACTAGATGATATGCTAGCTGGATTAAACGCTGGTTATCAACAAGGTGCTTCTTTCGGTGTATTTGAAAACTCAGCTGACATGGCATTGAATTTAGGATTTACAGGATTTAGAAGAGGTTCTTATGACTTCTATAAGTCTGACTGGAAATACTTAAACGATGCTACTGGAAGAGGTGGTTTCGGAGATATCTCTGGTTTATTAGTTCCTGCTGGAACTTCTAGTGTTTATGACCAAGTACTTGGTAAGAACATTAAAAGACCTTTCTTACACGTAAGATATAGAGCTTCTCAAACTGATGATAGAAGAATGAAGTCTTGGGTAACTGGTTCTGTTGGTGCATCTACAATTGGAGATGACATCATGGAAGTACACTACTTATCTGAAAGATGTGTAATTGTACAAGGTGCTAATAACTTTGTTCTTTTAAAAGAATCATAGTAGATTAAAATAATAAGGCGGTGTAAAAGCCGCCTTATAATAAACCAAAAACTATAAACTTAAAACTTAAAATCTAAAACAATGGAAAAATACTTAGTTTTTATCGATGCAGCTGATGATGCAGCAATGTATCCAGTTTCAAAAATTCAGTCTTTAAGTGTAGCTAGTGATGCAACTTTACTTATTAAGTTTGCTCCTGGTAGTCTTGGAGATGGACAAGCAGCGAGTGTTGATGTTGTTACTTTAACAGTAACAGCTGATAAAGAGCTGAAAGTTTTCAAATCAATTGCTGATGCAATTGCTGGAAACAGTTTTAAGCCTCTAAATAGCTATATTGTAATAGCTGATGATGTTAATGGAGTTTATGTTGACTCTGACATTACAGCTTGTGCAATAGCTCTTGATGCTTAATAACAATTAATAAGCCAAAGGCGTCTTAATGGCGCCTTTAGGTTTATTTTAACTATTTAATTATATTATATCATGGCAAAAAAACAAAAAGAAGTATTGGTTGAAGAACCAGTACAAGTAAAGGTTAAACAACCTAAAACCCCACAATGGGAGATAAAAGATAGAATGTATTTTTTACAAGGTAGAGGAGAGCCCTTAACCTATGTATTACAGTCTAAATCAACAAAAAGAAAACCATTATTATGGTTTGATGAAGAAAAAGGATATAACAGAGAAATGCGTTACGCTAGTAATCAAAACTCTGTATTTGTAGATGAGCAAGATCAAAACGCTATATTAGAGCATATTATTTTTGAAGAAGGTGTTTTATTTGTACCAAAAACAAATCAACCATTACAAAAAATGTTATCATTATATCACCCTAAAAAAGGTGTTGTTTATGCAGAAAAAGATCAAGTTGCAGAAGCAAAAGATGATTTAGTAAGCATTGAAACAGAAATGAAAGCTTTAAACACAGCTGTTAATTTAGATATTGATCAAGCAGAAGCAATATTAAGAGTTGAAGTAGGTTCAACTGTTAACAATATGAGTTCTTCTGAAATAAAAAGAGACTTATATATATTTGCTAGAAACAACCCTGTTTTATTTTTAGATCTAGTAGAAGATGAAAATGTTATACTTAGAAATTTAGCTATTAAAGCTAAAGAATTAAATATAATTTCTTTATCACAAGATCAAAGAAGCTTTTCTTGGGTTTCTACAGGTAGAAAATTAATGGAAGTACCTTTTGATGAAAATCCATACAGCGCTTTTGCTTCATGGTTAAAAACTGATGAAGGTGTTGAAGTTTACAAATCAATACAAAAAAGGTTAAATTAATAACTAATAGTCACGGCCCTTTAATTAGGGCCAGTGATTATAATAAAATATAAAATGGCAATATCAGTAGATAAAGTATATAAAAAAGTATTATCAATACTTAACAAAGAATCAAGAGGGTTTTTAACACCTGATGAGTTTAGTAAAATAGCTTCTATAGTACAACTTGATTTACTAGATAAAGCTTTTCATGACTACAACAGAGCTATTGCAAAACAAAATTTAGGTAGAGGCGGTTTAGGTTATTCTAATATACCTAATAAAATTAAAAACCGTATTGATCCTTTTTATCAAACTAGTAATATTACTTTAAGCAGCGGTGTAGGTAGCTTACCAACTACTGATGCAGATGGTTATACTAGATCAAACGTGTATAACCTTGTTCGTGTAACAACACAAAGCAATAACTCACTAAACATAACAGAAGTTGATAGAGTAGAAAAATCTAAGCTAAGTTATTTATTATCTTCACCAATGACAGCTCCATCAGCAACATTTCCAATATATTATATAACAGGTGAAAACATTAATGTTAATCCAAGCACTTTGTCAAGTGTTGATATAGATTACATAGCAATACCTAGTAGTCCAGTGTGGAACTCTACATCTGATGAAAACGGCGCGCTTACTTATAGCTCTAGCGGTTCAGTAGATTTTACACTACACTCTTCTAGTGAGGTTGACTTAATACTAGGTATATTAAGATATGCTGGCGTAGTAATAAAAGATCCTAGTGTGATACAAGCTATATCAGCAGAAGCAACACAAAAAATACAACAAGAAAACGCGTAATAAATGGGACTACTAGATAATCAAAGACAAGATATATACTATACTGGCGGTAGCCAAGTTTTTTACCAAGCACCAGCTTTATTAAGTAGCTCAAACAATGAGTTTAATATAACTAATTTAGAGTTTGAATTTGGTAGTAAAATTACTGCATCAGATATAAGGGTTTACGTAGAGTCTGGTGACGAAGATTTTACTGATATTGAGGTGTTAGATTTTACTGTAGCTTCTAGTAATTTACGTTTAACTACAACAGGTGATGCTGCACTTGCTTTTCAAAGTTTAAATGAATTAAATGCAGAAGGTGTTGTAAGAGTTGAAATAATTGATCATGCTTTTGGTGGATATAGGCACACTTCTCTAGCAGATGTTGTATCAAACTTTATGGTTGGCTATGTTGGCGAAGATAAAATAATAAACTATGCTAATAAATCAGATGTTTTATTTCACGCTAGAAGAGGTTTACAAGAGTTTAGTTTTGATGTTTTAAAAACTGTAAAATCTCAAGAAGTAGAGCTTGGTCCATCATTATCAATACCTATGCCACAAGATTATGTAAGCTATGTTAAAATATGTTACATAGATGAAAACGGTATAAAGAAAATAATATACCCAACAACATTAACTACTAATCCTACAGAAGTACCTGCTCAAGATACAGATTATGGTTATATATTTAATAGTGATGGTAAGTTATTAAAATTAGATCCTATCACAGAAGACAGATGGCAGTCTTTTAACACAGATAATATAACTGGTTTTGTTGATAGTGATGAAGATTATTTTGTGCACAGAGATGATTATTCAAGAACTAATTTTGGCAGAAGATATGGTATTGAGCCAGAGCATCAACAAGTAAATGGTTATTTTACTATTAACGAGAGAACAGGTAGTTTTAATTTTAGTAGCGATTTATCAGGTAAATTAATAGTAGTAGAATACATATCTGATAGTTTAGGTAGTGATTCTGAAATGAAGATACATAAGTTTGCAGAAGAAGCGTTATACAAGCATATAGCGTTTAATATAATAGCTGCTAAAAGAGGTATGCCTGAATATATAGTACAAAGATTTAAAAAAGAAAGAAGAGCAGCAATGCGTACAGCTAAACTTAGATTATCTAAAATAAATTTAGCAGAAATATCACAAGTATTAAGAGGACAAAGTAAACGAATTAAAAATTAATATATGCCAAAGATTCAAAATAGCTTTTTAAGAGGTCGTATGAATAAAGACTTCGATGAAAGGCTAGTGCCAAAAGGCGAGTACTTAGAAGCACAAAATATATTAATTACGCAGTCAGAAGACTCTGATGTAGGCGCTATTGAAAACATTTTAGGTAATGCTTTAGCAAAAAACGAATTATCGTTATCTCGTGATACTGAAACTATTGGTTATTATGTCGATGTTTCTAGTAAAAGAGTTTTTTGGTTTGTAACCGATTTTAATGGATCACTAAGCTCTACTGTAAGAAACATGGCTAGACCTTCTTCAGGCGAAAATATTAGAATATTAATGGCTAATATTGATCAACCTGATAATATTAAAACGCTTGTAAAAGGTGCTTTTTTAAATTTTAGTAAAAGACACTTAATAACTGGCGTTAATTTAATAGATGATTTATTATTTTTTACAGATGATTATAATCAACCTAGAAAAATAAATATTACTAGAGCAGCAGAAAATGAAAACTACTATACAAAAGAAGAGCA